TTTTGTAGATCATGCTGAATATTTTTAGCTACACTTTGACCATAGTTTTTTACTGATGTTAAACGATCAGTTGTTTGAAAAGGGTTTTTATATTCTTTAGACACATTCATATAATCTATAAATTCATCCATTGATCTAGAATAATCAAAACGTGGTTTTAAATAATCATCAATAAACTGACGCGCAAAAGAAGCTTCTACTTTTACTTCTTCTGGTATTTTACTTTCTCCTGTATAGGTTAATTTTAACTTTTGCTTGTTTAATTTCTCATCTAATTTAGTTATTTCATTTTCAAGTGTATCTCTATTATTTTCAAATTTTTCTATGTCTATAACTCCTGATTGAAGATTAGTTAATAATTCCAAACCTGATTCTCCTTGTTTTTTTAAAAATTGTGTAAGTTCTGCATCTGATTTGAACCCTGCTTTCTGAATAAAAGCATTAGTAAATTTTTTATTTTTAGAATCATATATTTTAGTAGCGTCAGTTTTTAATGCTGCATTAACAATATCAAGAGTATTTTCTGCTGATTCAAATTTTTTATAATCTATTCCATATTTTTGGGTAAGTGTTTCATCAAACCATTTTTGCCAATTGTATCCAACATTACTTTTTATGCCTGTCATTTTTTCTAATTGTGTTTCTAAATCTTTTGTTATATCTTCTTCTGATTTGTTTTTTGCTCTTGCTAAATAACCTCCCACTCCAGAATCTCCTAAAATAGAATTAGCAAGTGTTTTATTTAAATCAAGAATTTCAGAAAATCCTTCAAGACTACGATATAAATCAAATTGAGATTCTTTTAATTTATTTTTGTTTAATTCTGCAATAGTATCTTTTAATACATTTTGTGCAAGAGCCCCATATTTTTTTGTGTCTTCTATTTCTTTTGGTCCCAATATTCGTGTAATAAATTTTTCATAATCACTTCCTTCTTTTTGTTTTTCTTCTTCTGTTAAATTTACAATATCTGTAATTTGTTGTTTCTCTGCATCTGTTGGTTTTTCTAAGTAAGCGTTCGTACGATCTGTAGCTTCTTTAGCATATCCTCTTATCCCACTGGGTTTACCATGTTGTGTGTAATGCCATTGGTAATAATCTTTTTCTGTTAAATATCGTTCAGTATAATCAAGATCTCCTTCTTTAATTGCTTCTTCCCAGGCTTCAATAGTTTTTTTTGGTACTTGTGTTTTATAAAATTCAATATCAAGTTCTTTTGTATTTCCTGGTGAAGGAGGTTTTATTCTAGAATCTGGATCCCAAGGAGATACTTTTTCTGTTTTATAAAAAGTATTAAAATTACTTTCTAGATTTTTAAGTGTGTTTGCATCAATTACACCATCAGTTTTTAATTTTCGTATAAGATCTCTTTGACTTTTATAGCTACCTGATATAGTATTGTTTGCTATTGCTGTTATTTTTTTGTATATTTCTTCTATTTTTTCATTTTCTTTTATTTTAGGTTCATTATTCTTTCGTATAATTTCATTTTTTTCTTCTATTTCTTTATTAGCTTTTTCTAATTCTTCGTAAATCTCAGGGGATATTCTTTTTCTTGGAGGATCATCATACACTGGAATTGCTGTGTATATAGGTTCATATTTATCTAGATTGTGAGGCAAAGGCTCTTCTTTTTCTAATGGTAAAAGAGTTTTATTCCATATTTTCTCTTTTGGATCGTATGTAATACTCATTAGTCTGTTTGTTTATAATTCATATAATCACTAGTGTACTGGAAAAGATCAAGAACTTCTTGATTTGTCCAATCTTTAATTCGTTGGTATTTTTTATCACAAAAAAAGTCTTGTGTCATATACCATTCTTCCATTTTGGTGCTACCTTTATGATTATTGCATTGCTGACAAGAAGGTAAAAGATTATTTCTATTACTTGAACCTGATCTAAAGCGTGGAATAATATGATCAAGACTTGTTGCAGTAGCACCACAATAACCACAACAGTAATCCCAGGATTTGTATATCTCTTCTCGAAAACGTCTTTTGGCAAGTTTTGGTGTTAATTCAACTAGAAGGGTAAGAGGATCATGCTCTGTTGCGAACATACTCTATAATTGCCATTACTTAATTTTAAGCTAGCCCAATCTTTGTAAAGAATAGTAAATTTATAAAACTTTTATTAAACCCTTGCTACTATTAGTTTTTTTGTGTATTGTAAATATGTACAAAAGTTTTTGTTTTATGTGTACACCCTCTGGATGGCTGACAACCAATCAAATGGCAGTAATACTTGAGGTTCCTCGCAAAGATTTATTACGTATGCGAGATGATGGCACATTAAAACTGGGACGTCATTACGCTGCCTTTAAAGGTAAGACATACTCTAGGGAAAGTTATCTATGGAACCGTAGAGCCGTTCAGAAAACTATAAACAAGCAAAAGCGGGTTCTAGCGCCTTTGATGTCTTAGAGGGCTTATAAAAAGCTTTACGCATTTTATATGCTAAAAGTAATTCAAGCACATTACATTGAATTTCTTTACATGCCATTCCTTTATAGATTAGTAACCAGGCATCTTTCCAACAGTCTTCAAGATTTGAGGGCTGTTTTTCTTTTAGTTGAAATAAGAAAACCCATTGCGGGTGCATGGGTCGAATTGGCTTCTTTTTGTTTTGGATATTAATAGTATCATCTGGGTTCCAAGTGAATCCCCAAAGATGTTCAGCTTTTACACCAAAGGTAGCAAGCATTCCATAGAACCAAGCTAGCTTATAGGTTTTTTTATTTTGTGCTAATTGAAAAAAATCATCAACTATCCTCTGATCGAGGGGAGGAGAAATTACGTGGGTCATGGAAAAAGAACATATTTTATCTGGACTATAGACAAAACCGAACCTAAACACAAGATTTGTCGGTTTTTAAACTTATAAGGTTTTAACCTTTGTTGTATTATACTATAAAAAATCAAAGAGAAGGTTTTTCTCCTGAGGCTGGTACATATGTACGCCCTGTTTTATCTATCATAGTAAACCCCGACAAGAATACAATTTGATTAGGAATATTAAATAGTTTTTGTAACATAGGTGCAACAATTGGTGATTGACAATTATAAGGAGGAACATCCATATAACTTAAAGAATTCTTGGTCACTTGAAACGTTTCATATTTTTGTTGATTATCTTCTGCTTCTTGCACTAAGGTTTGTTCCCATTCAGCCATTGATTCATATTCAACTGGATAGTCGGAAGGTTCAGGAGGAAATACTTTTTCTGCAAATTTAAGTGCATAGATATGTTTACAATAACGCATTTCATCTAATATAGGTTCCCAATAATCTCCTAAAGAAGTTATAACGTCTTGCGAAATAGTATAGTCTATATATACAGGTAAACCATCTGGTTTATTACCAGGGAGAGACGGAGTTTCTATATTACGTTTATATGTAGCTCCAAAATCTTGATATATGCCAGGATTGTCTCTTGTTGATAAACGATTTACTTCTGATGTTGCTACTGAATCCGGTAGTATAAATGCTGCGGCAGGTGCTTCTACATTCAAAGATCTATTTTTTAAAGATTTTATCATTGCATTATTATTATATACACCATCACTTAAAGTATCCTCATGTCTTCCTGGTTTAACAGAAGCAATATTAGAATAAGGAAAATATTTTCTTTTTTTAGTTTTAGTTGTATCATTAATTGTTGTCATAAAAGTATATTCTCTACGTGTAAAATCTTGACATGTACAGGCATATCTATTACCTGTTAATAAAAATCGTCCAACTGCAGGAGGTTTTGTTGAGGGGGTTAAGAACTGTTTGTCAGGTGTAACTTCGACTGAGCCTGCTTTTTTTAGTTTTAAGATACCTGTATTTTCAATAACATCTATCAAAACAGCTTGTACATAACCATATCTTTTTTGTGTATTTGGATTAATAGAATCAGGTGTAAGTATTTCACCACTAACAGTAAGAATTCTGTCTTCTAGTATTTCACCATTAGTTGGTTTCAAAGGTGTTGTTATACCAGATATCGTGGCAAATAAAGGGGAAGGTAAAGGATTTCCTGAACTCCAAGTACCAGCTAATTGTACATACCAATAAGAAGAATCTTCTGTTACGCTTGCGATAGAAAGCCTGGTGCCTGTTGAATCAAGTAAGTTATCTGTACGCATATTTCCTTCTTGTCTTAATCCTGTCCAATGCATTCCAAATTCTTTTGCTCGAGTTGGAAAACCTTTAAAAGCACCTGAGACGATAGATGTTGGATTAGAACCAGAAGGGGTTATTATTCCAGAAGGAAAGGGAATATTATAAATAAATTTAAATTCATATGGATTATTGTAAATACTAGAAGAGTATATTTCATAACCACGGCGCCATCTGGCCCATGCTGATTCTCTATTTAATACAGTAATTGAACCTGGTACACCTCCTTTTGAAAATTCTGTAGTAATAGGTTTTATTTCAGACGGTTTAAAATCTTTTGATTTACCAAAAGATCCAAAAGTATCATTACCTTTAAAAGGCATTATTAAAAGAAACCGCCTTGTGCATATACATAAGCTCCTGGTGTATATCCTCCAATATTAGGGGCATCAGGGAAAACACCTACATATAAACGATCACCTCGTTCCAAGTAAATTCCTTTATTACGTAGTGGTGCGGTATTACCTAAACCACTGGTATTGCCAGCAGCCATTACAGGAGTAGCTAATTGTGGCATTACATCAGAACAATCAACTATACCACTGCCATTGGGAACAGTTTTAGCAAATAATATATGATATTCAAAAGATGCGGGGATTGGTACTGTTGTACCACGAGTTTGATAAAAGACAAAAGTTACGGAAGGTTGTTGTCCATAAGATATACCTTTATAACTAAAGCCTGAGGAAGTGCCACCTGAATAACGAAGTGTTGTATTAACACCTGTTAATGTAGTTGATCCTGTATATGTGTAATAACCAATACCGCTTTCAACAACACCTACACCGGTAAAACTTCCTGTTGTTGTTATATTGATGATTTGACCACTAGCAATTGAAATAACCGTACCTGATGTGCTTGCATTCAAGGTGTAATCTGCTGGTCTATAAAAATCGCTACGAGCAATTGTAATAGTATCTATAACAGCACCATTGTTTGTATCATCACTAAGAGCTGCATCTACGTCAACAAGAATAGAAGGAACCTGTCCTCCTTGTACCTCTAATGTATTAGAACCTGCGCTACCAACTGTCTGCGTTGTTATGCGAACAGTATCAAATAAAGGACGATCAATAAACAATGGTTGTTTATTTGTGGAAGTAGATGACAAATTTTTTACCTTAATTCTTCATATTTAAATTCTAACTCATTCAACTATAATCTGGTCTAGTTTGATTTAAAAGTTGAAAAAATAAATTGGTAGAATCTTCTTTTGGGTTAATTAAATTGCTTAAAAAATCTGCTCGCATATTTTGATCTATATATTTATTTATTATTGATTCTGGAAATTGATTACCAGCTGCTACTTGTGTTTGTGTATTAGAAGGTGCAGTATTAGGTGCTATTGCTTGATTGCTAAATTTTTCCCACCATTTTACTGAAAGAGGTGATTTTTTAGTTTCATTAAAAAAAGTATTTTCACTATAATCTGGATTAGCACCTATTTTTAGTAATTCTTTAGGGGTTAAATATTCACGTGCTCCTCCAATTATCGTAGGAATTAAATTATCTGGATATGTAAATAGTTTACCTATGTCTTTTAAATATTTTGTACTTCTAAAATCTGTTGCTCCACCAAGCTGTCGTCCTGTTTTTAAAAGTTCTTGTCTTCCAATATCAGAATTATAATAAGCCTCAGCGCGTAAGGGATTTGTTCTATTAAAATCTGGTAATTCCATTACCTTATATTGGTTTGGAACTAACCATGTATTAATATTACTTCCATAACTAGGGCTGTAATAACGATTAAGTATTGACGCTACAGTACCAGGTTTAGCTCCTCTTATTTTATCTCCTGCTTCTAATGTTGCTACTTGAAGTATTCTTCTAAAGACATCTCCTGGAATACCAAATGGATTAAGTTTATTAGGTGCCATTTTAATTTTCTTGTAATTGTCTTAATAAACGTACGGCAAGTCCTGGATTAGCGTTAGCCCAGGCTGCAAAATCTTTAGGTGCTATGCTGCCTTCTGCTCCTACTTCTTGTAATTGAGGTATTAAGGTTCCAGCTTGTTTTAATTCTTGTCCATAAGCTTGTTCTAATCCATATTGTGCAGCTAATTCATTTGGATATCCTTGAAAATCTGGAGACATAGGATTAAGTGCTTGTTGTCTAATATTATTTAATTGATTTTGATAATTACGTTCTTCTATTGCACGTCGTTGATCTGATGTTCCTATTCCAATATTTATATTATTTAATGGTGGTATAACCTTTTGTTCAACAGGAGGTGGTGGGGTACCTGTGTTTAAATTATTTTTTGGCTTATTTGGGTCTAAATTATTTTTCAGCTTATATTTACCATATAGCCGAGCTTGTTCTGCTTCGGATAGATGTGAGCGGAGTTCTGATCCAGTACCTATTGGAGTAGCACCTAAAAGTCCTAAAGTTGCAATCTTTGGAATCAGACCACCTGGAGTATATAAAAAAAGTTCTGCATTACCTTTATTAGGATCATTTTCTGGTAACATAGTAGAAATAGCAAGGCCTCCAAGTATATCTCTAAAATTACTAGGATTTAAAGGATTAAAAAATTTACCAACCCTTCCTAATGTAGTAGTTGGATTTTGAGTTGTAAGTGGATTTAAAGCAGTTGGACCAAGAGTTTGAAGATTTTTATAGGTCCCTTGTATTTTTTGAAAAAGAGGATTAGTTGTTTTATTTAAATTTTGAATTAAGCCACCTACATTACCAATAGGATTAAACTTTTGTTTTGAAAGCCATCGTTGTAAAAAAGAATTCATGATATTACCTATGATTTATATAAAGATAAAGATTACTACCTACTGCAGTATCAGCAGGGCCAGGTAATGCTTGGATATATTCAGCACCTGAACGTTCGTAACGATAGCGAGCTTGAAAAGGATCCTTATAGTTTGGTACATAAAGAATCATTGCTAATCGATTTGTTTCATATAAGTATATTTCATCCCATACTTTAAGGGCTTCTTTTGCATTAGAAGATCGAATTGTACGATCTACGTCTCCAAGGATACTTTCAATTCTAGTAGAAGGAGAACTTGCCACTTCAGTTTTCTTTTCTGCTGTATCACAACGTCCAACCTGAATAGTAATTTTATTATAAAAATAAGAATCAGGTATGGTATTCATTGCTTCTTCCAGACGAGCGTAATCTCCAGCTGGAATAGAAACAGTAAAATATCCTAAATGATACCGTACTCTACTTTTATCAAAATCAGATAACTGCACTTCTTATCACCATTATTCTTTTATTATAAATGTACTAAATCAATTTTGTGTTTCAAAAGGATTTTTCATTGTATAGTTTATTAAAAAATTAATCGCTTCATCATTTTTATCAGGTTTTAATAAAGATTCTATATAAGATGAAGGTGAACGACGTCTCTCATTTAATAATCTATTCATAAGAGTTAACGCTGTTAAAGCACCTATTTTTTGTCCTTCTATTTCTCCTTGTTTGTAAATATCGTTATCAGATGGAGGTAAAACAGGTGGTATTGGTTTTGAATTTAAATTTGACGCATATACCTCAGCTTCTGGCCCCAATTTATCCATATGCCCCAAACCGATTTCATATTTTCCATCTGCGGTCCTAATTGTCATTAGATTACCATAACCACCTGCCTTTGGTATAGGTAAAGCTCTTCCATATCCTTGATAAAAAACAGGTGTTCCTCTTGGACCTCCAAAATCAATACCTTGATGATTAGTTGATGCTCCAGGGACGGGTGCTTTTCTTGGGCCAAATGGTGAGGTGACTGTTAATCCTGTATCTGGATTCCATTCATAACCACCTGTAGAAGTACGTCTAACCAAAGGTATTCTTTTTTCTCCTATTTGAATTCCAGTTAAAGCACTTTTAATTGTTGCTGGATCTATAAAAGCACCTGTTGTTACATCTTTAACATATTTATGAATATGAGGGCCAGTAGATGTACCAGTACTACCAAGTTCTCCTAGAAAAAATCTACCACCTGAATTTGTCATTTTACTTTTTATTTTAATTCTAAATGAAAAAGCCCCGCTGAAGCAGGGCTTATATTACACTCGTACTAGATTAGCAGCAAATACAGAATCCCAATCAACACGTTTGATCTGTTTTAACTGATCTAGATTACTGAACTTTTCACCAGAAAGACTCATCTGTATATCTTTGATCTCACGTGCTGTCTTAAGACCAATCCCTTTAATATGATCAGCAATCATTTGAGCGGTTGCTGAATTAATATTTAAGCGTTGATCTGGGGGAAAAGAACGGGGCGGTTCCTTTGCTGCTTTATCTTTTACCTGTAAAGTCTTTACTGTTTTAGTAGCAGACTCATCTAATTTAATCTCAGTTTTGTAAACAGTATAAAGGCGACCGTCCTGATCTTCGACCATAAACCATTCGCCATTATCCCATTCACTAATCACTTTGACCCGAGCGCCGGTTTTGGTGTGTTGATAAAGCATGGATACTAGATGTACTAGTATTAGTTTACCTTAATTAAGTCGAACTTACTGTTCGATTATTAAGATAAGCTTCTAAATCATTGTAATCAGGAGCGTTATCAGGAACTAAATAACAAACTTCAACAAATAAATAACCAGTTAAACCAGCATTCTTATCTGCTTGTGAAATATATACACCGCCTGCAACAGCAGTGGCATCACCAGAAGCTTTGGAATATACTTTAAAGGTTGTAGAAGATGTGATCTGTTTATAAACAGCACCACTATTTACAAAACCTGATCCAGCTGTAACTTGTAAACCAGAAGCAGGTCCAATAAATACAGGAACTGAACCAAAGGCTTGATTACCTCCTGCAAAATAAATAGTACCTGCACCTTCACCTGAAACAGTAGAAGATAGTACAGCAGCAGCAACTGATTCACCAGAAGCTGCAACTGGACCAGAATTATCACGACCAAAGGCAATTACATTACCTGTAGTGTTATAGACACCAGAAGCAACACGATTATCTCCCCAACCTGAACCAACAGAAATTGCAGCCCGGTAAATATAACCTGCTTGGGTGGAATTACCACTGACTACCATTCCTGTGATATCAGTACGGGTATCATCTTGCCTATAAGGAGACGGGATGATAACACTCATAGTTTGACCATAAGTAGCAGCATCACCAGATACCCAGGTTATAGGAACATAACCACGTTGTTGAAAATAACGATAGCCAGGAATAGCTAGAACAGATGTAGGACCAGATTTGGATACATCTGCAGTTCCACCAGCACCAGTGGAATCAAAATTTTTGTACCAGCCATTAAGAGCTTCTACCCAGTTACCAGGGTAAATCTTTTTGGAAGTCAAATAAGTCATTTATTTCTCCTTGTTGTTTTATTTATTGTATCAAAGAACACCGTCATCGCTGACGAAGCTATAAGCAGTAGTAACAAAATCTTTGTTTAAGATTTCAAAACCAGCATACAGTTGCCAGATAAGAATGATAAAACGGCTGAAATCATCATTATTATTAATTAAAACTTGAGCATTAGGACCACCTACACCAACACCTACTGCTTGAGGACCAAAGAAGAAACCTTGAGCTGTTTCTTGACTAGAATAGGTGGAACCTCCATCAAAACTAGCTGTAATTGTTTTAGTTGGGAAGTTGGTAGATTCATAGAATTTAACACCTTCAAACTGAACACCAGTAGGCATTACAGGTTCACCAGCTAAGAAATAACCTTGACCTGCTTGAGGACCTTGGTAGAAGCTAGTATTATTAGGCATCATTGGATTACCAGACATATACATGCCTTGGCCAGGATTACCTGAATAACGTGCAATTTCACGGAAGTCATCATCACGACGCAAATGCATCATGAATGTAGGATCACAAATACAACGATACAAACCATCAGAGAAGGTAGGTACGTTACGTTTACGCATATCTTTAACAACAGTCAACAAGTCCGTAGCAACATGGAATTGTTGGGCTTGAGCTGTATATTGCGGAGCGCTATAAGAAACACGACCACTAGAATCTTTAGTTAGATTAGCTGCGAAATAATAACCGCCTTGTGTTGTTGATGCCTTACCATTAGCTTCTGCTTTGGCTAATTCATCAATAAACACACGATCACGCCAACGACGATAATCATCAAGAAGTGTAAGAGAACCAATAGATTGGTGGAACATATTCAGATTACCTGTATCCAGCAACATACGCTGAGCAGTAATCAGAGTTTCACGAGCAATTTTAAAGGTACTAGGTTGAGTAGGATCACCAGGATCTGCAGGACCAGTGTATTCTTTAAGCACCACAAGAACTTTTTCTTTAGTGATGTTACGACTGTTAGCAGTACCAATGGTTTGATCAGAAATGCGTTCGCGGCTATCTTTAGTACCAGGAGTGCCCCAGAATTTATAGCGATCGAGTTGAACAGTTTGACCTGGCTGCCGAGTAAAATCATGAACCACTACTGGTTCTACAGCCATTTCACAAATGTAAGCAGGGTGAGGACGATAAAGTTCTGCACCTAAGATTTTTGGAAAATCTGTATCAATAAACACTTTAGTTTATCCTCCTATATTGCAGGATGTATGGTGAAAAGATTCAGACGTACAACTGTCTTTATCTATAAAAATTTTAGCAGGTATTAATTTAACTATTATTAATAATTACTAATACCTGCAGTGCCTGTTGTTTGTTTGTACCGAGCACCTAAAGAATTACTGGAACCGTAGGTTTCTGGATCTATATTTTGGGCAAAACCGGGAAGACCGAGGGTAGTAGCAACATTAGAAACACCACCGCCGACCATACCACCAAGTCCACCTGCAGCTGTCAGAGCAAGTGGAATGCCAGCAGTATTAATAATTGCTTGACCCTGGCGGAAAGCAGTTTTAAAATCACTTCTTGCCTTGTCGGGATCTACACCCGAACGAACAGCTTCCTTAAAAAGATCACGAATAAATTCAGCATTATGAAGTTCAATAGGTGACATTTGTGCACGTCTGGCAGCTGCGCCAGGATTTTGATAAGCAGTCGCTATGACGTTTCTCATTGCAGTAGCGGCTCTTTTGCGTAATCCGGGGATCTGAGTTCCAAGGGCGGCGCCAAGTGCTCCTGCACCTAAAGCCTCCAAACCAAGTCTTCCAGGAGCTTCTTCTTGGGCCTGACCAGAAACAAGATTACCTACAGTGGCAAGGCCAGCGGCGCCAAGGCCGCCAGCCACTGCAGAAGCCACTGGATTCCTGCTGATTACGTTTACATATTTGCCAGCAAGATTTAACATCATTTACTCCATCACAAATAACTTATTAGCTACAGTGTTTGGTTGAGCTTGATTAAGAACACGCCAAGCATTTTGAGGGTCTCGTGCCATAACTTCATTAAATCCTCCCCAGAAATTTTGAGGTTGTTGTGG